CAACTATAGCAAGTTCTATATTATCTCCTTATATTGCAAGAGCAGGAGTTGTAGAGACATCTAATGTTGTAGTAAATGGTGCTGGATTTTTAGTATCAACAAATTCTACTGCATTTGGTCTTGATGTTGGAACTGCAAATGTTGGTATAGGAAAATTTCCAGAAATTTCTACAAATATAACTTCAGAAAAAAGACCAACATCTTCAAAAGGTCGAGTTCATATAAGAACAAACTTTGCCGCCGGAGGTACAACTGCTACGGCAGTAGAATCTTCCGCTGATGAATTAGTATTAGAGAATACGGGGTCACTAGGTAATGCATCGGATGGTGTAGGATTAACTTTATTAGCAGGCGATACGAAAAATGCTCATGTCGCATTTGGTGATCCATCCGATACTGATGTTGGAGGAATTATATATGATAATTCTACAGATTCTTTACATATTGTTACTCATGCCGCCAATACGGCTGTATTCGGAAATGAATATGGTGGTTATATGCAAATTGTGGGTGGTGACACAATTGGCGCACAATCAGGAAAACTTCACATAAATGTTGGTTCAACTGATGGTACTTCAGGAATATATATTGATTCTAATGATGCTGATAAGGTAGGGATTTCAATTGCAGGTAGTCAAACAACTGCCCACATGCTTAATCTTTCGACTGAAACTCAAACTACAGGTGATGGTCTCCACATATATGATAATTCTGCCGATTCTGGTGTAAGATCTTTAATTGAACTTAATCAAAATCATCAAAATGCGACTGGTGGTACTGCATTATATGTTAAGACGGATGGTATGACGGGAGTTGAAGTTAGGCAGAATAAGGCAACTAGATCAGGTTTAATACTTTCAACCGATACTGCTCATACTGCTAAATTAGCACAAATCATACATGATCATACAGGAACTACAGGTGATACCCTCTATGTTAAAAGTGATTCAACAACCACTTCTCAAAAAGTTTTAGAAGTTGCAAATTCTTCTGCAAGTGTAATTACTGCTGTTGCAGGAGGAAGTGTTGGATTTAATGTTTCTGATCCTAATCCAACTTATAAAATAGATGTTGGTGGTGCAGTACGAATTAGTAATGATTTACAAGTGGGAGGGGCCCTTTATATGGCTGATAAATTAGCACATATAGGCGATACAGACACCTACATACAATTTGGTGTAGGCACCATAAATTTTATTACTGATAATGACTCTCAATTATATATGGATGGTGGGCAGACTTTTCTACGATACAATGGAGCAACCCACTTATCAACTGATAGTGCAGGTGTTGATATCACAGGGCGATTAGATATATCAGGTGTTATTAATGCCACTTCTAATAGCCCACATATTTTTGGTAATGAAGTGTATGTGGGATCCAATATTAGACATAATGGTGATACTGATACATATATGACTTTTAATGGAGAAAATTCATGGGCTCTGTATACAGGAAATGATGCGGCATTCTCTGCAAATGAATCTACCGCATATATGTATTATAATGGTACCTGGAAACTAGCCACATTAACAGATGGTGTAACAATAAATGGAACTAAAGTATGTGCGAGTGGAGTAGAATGCAGACTGGCAGTATATAATGCTTCCGGAACATTACTTAATTCTTGTTAGGAAAATAAATGGCAACACCTGCATCTAGAGAAAATTTAAAACAATACTGTTTACGTATGTTAGGTAAACCTGTCATTGAGATTAATGTTGATGATGACCAATTAGAGGATCGGATTGATGAGGGTTTACAATATTTTCAAGAATATCACTTTGATGGTGTTGAAAAAACTTATTTGAGACACAAGATAACTCCGTCAACATTGACTATTACAGGTCCTTCAGGAACATTTTCTGTTGGTGAAAGAATTACAGGAGGAACCTCAAATGCTACCGCCACAGTACATACTGCAAATACTACTGTAATTACATTCAAAAAACATAAAGATTCGAATGGATATCAAAACAATAGTTCGTCTTCAACTTTTACTAATAGTGAAACAATAACGGGAGGGACATCTTCTGTCACTGCAACCGCAGGTACGACCACTTTTGGAGATATTGATAATCATTATATACCAATAACAAACAATATTATAGGTGTTGTAAATATTTTTGATATTAGTGAAACTTCAGGCACATCATCTAGCATGTTTAATTTTAGATATCAATTTAATATGAATGAGATGCCTTATTTAACTGCAGGATCTTTAGCACAGTATCAAATGACTCAAGGCCACTTAGCATTAATGAATGATATATTTGTCGGTAAAAAACCAATAAGATTTAATAAGCATCAAAATAGATTATTTTTAGATCTTGATTGGGAAAATGATGATATACAAGTAGATGAATTTATTGTAGCCGAGGTTTATGCAATCTTAAATCCTGATACATATACTGATGTATATAACGATATGTTTTTAAAAAAATATACAACCGCTTTATTTAAACGACAATGGGGTGCTAATTTAATAAAATATGATGGAGTACAATTACCAGGAGGTGTTAATTTAAATGGTAGACAGATGTTTGATGATGCTTTAGCAGAATTGAATCAAATAGAAGAAGACATGCAACTTAGAAACGAACTTCCAGTCGATATGATGATTGGTGCAGGACCGTTCTAATGACAACAAGTGTATATTTTAACCATTACGAAAATACGCCAGAGCAGGCTTTACATCAAGATTTAATCATAGAAGCAATAAAAAACTATGGTATTGATGTATATTACCTTCCTAGACAATATGTAAATGAGGATGTCCTTTATGGAGAGGACACTATTTCAGAATTTAATCAATCACATCTTATAGAAATGTACATCAAAACTGTTGATGGTTTTGAAGGTGAAGGAGATTTCATTTCGAGATTTGGTCTTGAAATAAGAGATCAAGTAGTGTTTTCTGTTGCCAGAAGAAGATTTGACAATCTTGATATAACAGAACAGGATAGACCTAGAGAAGGTGATGTTATATTTTTACCATTAAATAAGAAATTATATGAAATCCGTTTTGTAGAGCATGAATCGATGTTTTATCAATTCGGCAAGTTGCCTATTTTCGATCTTACCTGTGAATTATTTCAATATGATGATCAAAAAATTGATACTGGGATTGCCGATATTGATAAGGTAGAGGATGAGAATGCCTATTCGATTAATTTAGAAATGGGCGATGGGTCTGGTAATTATACCAATAATGAAAATGTATATGTTGGAGATACCTATGCAAGTGCTAATACAACTGCTAGAGTTATTTCATGGGGTCAAACAGATAGAGTATTAAAAATTACAGACATTGTTGGAGCGTTTGGTGCAACATCGAATATTGTAGGGCAAACAAGCGGAGCATACTATTCACTTTCTACAACACCTGATACACAGGTATTCATAAATGATACGACCGCAAATAATGTCACCTTTGAAACAGAAGCAGATTCTATTATAGATTTTTCTGAATCAAATCCTTTTAGTGAAGGTAATATTTAAGAAGTCGCTTGTGGTGACAAAGTGACAATGCCTTCAATAATTCTTTCTATCTCGGTCGAATCATGAGTCCATTCAACATCATAATAATATCTTCCGTGAGCCATTGCACCTGTTTGAGTTGCGGTGGCCGAAATAGTCACATTAGAGCCTTCGGTAGAGGTAGTGAATGTTAATTTTAATGATGTATTTGCCGTATCATGGGATTTTGTCATTTTTGCAGACATCGAGCCATCAGTCACGGTCACGTTTGCATTGTTTGCATTTTTTGCAGTAAATGTTTTAGAGAAGGAACAGCCTTGATTTATAGCAAAATTCATTCCTTGTTTTTTAATCGATAACGCCATACTATTATTTATAAATATATTTACTATGCTAGGACAAACTTTTTATCATCAGACAATTCGTAAGTATGTGGTTTTATTTGGAACGTTATTTAACGATCTAAACATCGAGAAAAAAGACTCTTCTGGAAATGTCACTTCAAGACAAAAAGTTCCTATCGCATATGGACCAAAGCAGAAATTCCTACAACGAATAAGACAAGATCCAAATCTTACAAATCAAGTTGCTATAAAATTGCCACGCATGGGTTTTGAGATGACTGCAATTACATATGATCCTATACGTAAATTAAATACGTTGGGTAAAATAGTAAATAGGGCAACATCTACTCAGGGTGTTGGGACAATGCAAAAAATGTTTAATCCTGTTCCTTATAATATGGATTTTCAATTATTTGTTATGGTTGACAATGCTGAAGATGGTACTCAAATTTTGGAGCAGATTCTTCCATTTTTTACTCCTGAATTTAACGTGACAATTAATGCGATTCCGTCAATGGGTGT